GTAAAATAAGACACCCATGACATAGGCATGACTGATTCATATAGTGATTGCTTAATTGGTGCTTGGGGTGCTTTCATTTGTTTAGCTCCAATCCTTCTATAACTGCGCCAATTATAACAAACTTAACCGGGTCAGTCACTCTAATCCTAAATACCCAGTCACGAGCCAAGCCAAGCCTACGCCATTCGGCCCGGCTAATGTATTGCCCTATCTTGCCAAAATTGGTTACTCGCTCTCCGCCAAAAGTATGTCCGTTATCACGAGATATTTGCAAAGCAACCTTAGGGTCGCTCCCTTGGCCTGTGTTTAAGCCTACGCCGCCTTCCATATCGACACGCAGTCTGGATATAGTCATCCTGTTTCGACTAGCCGCAAAGACATGCGAGCCGGTTATCTGGCGCGTAATCATTTCGCCATTGTCTGTGTAGTTGTTTTGGTCAAGTACATATAGATTGCCATTTTCGTAATCTGACACAATAAATTTTCGGTCAAATGCCGCGCCAATTTCAACGCGATGCCTGTTAAGCTTGCCAGTTTTAATCTGGCTCCACGACTGTGATTCCGCCTCATATAACCATGTAACATCCTCGCTAGGGAAAGTTATTTCATAAAATGATTTCCCATTCATCGAATAGCCAAACCCTGTGGCATCGCCGGTTACAGCATACTGATTGATAATGTACGTCATGTCGTCATTACTGACCGGCGTTACCGTGTAACCGTCAATCATGCAGATTTGTAATTGACCTGTTTTATTGCGAAATAGGCCAGTTAAATAGCCATTGCATTTACTAAGAGACCACCGAGCCGCCAAGCCTGACTCGCTTGGCGTTGCGTTGATACGCGCAAATGAAAACAGTAATTCACCGCTATTCTGCCAAAACTCAACCGATACCTCGCCAAGCAACACTAAGACACCTTTATCCGCCACAACAGCGGTTAGATTGTCCGGGGTGCTTTCCGCCGTGGCAAAATCAAGACCATCCCATGTTAAACCGTCATACAATCCAGAGATAAAAAACTGTCCTGTGCCTGGGCGATTGATAATAAATCGACCGTCTAAAAACGTGCATGTATCGGCAAGCTGGCCTTCATACGGGATAATTCCGGTTAAACTACTCAATACGCCTGTTTCGGTATTATAGATAAATGCAAACTTGCCGGTAACGCACAACAGTTCTTTGCCATTGTTCGCCATCGATACACGGTTGTTAATGTCGATACCTGAGTCAAAGCATAGCTCAGGCACGCCATCGGCAGGAACTTTATATAGCGCGCCACCTTGGAATACAAACAACAGATTTAAATTTTGCATCCAGTGCATGCCATAAGCTTTGTGGATGCTTGGCTTACAAAACAATGTTAGCCCTGGTGTACCTACGGCTGACACGGTTACTTTGTCGTGGTCGACTTGCTGGTCGTAAAAGCAGTTAAGCCTGTGCGCTGCCGTGACATTGCTAGAGCGGCTTTTTAATCCAAGTCCAAAAAGATTAATAGAGTTTGCCACTAAAAACCTCGATTTACGTTAAAGCGATTAATACGCGAATCAGCAAACAGCGCCGGGTCAATTTGAGAAGTAATGGCGCGTTTGTTGGTACGTTTTATTCCCGCCTTTGCCTCCATAAGCAACTTTTTAACATCTTCGCCAGCGGTAGCTTGATATTCCGGAGCCAGTTCAACCGCCAACTGATATTTAAGCGCACGAGCTGCGCCAGGCTGCAAGTCAACAATGTCAGTCAAGTTGTGAAACATGGTGAACGGCTTGCGGCTGTATAGCGTTATGTCAGATGTTTCACCGGGGATAGGGTAAAGATACAGTGTAGCCAAAGGATAAGTAGCATCAAGGTAAAAATAGTCTGCATACGTCTTAACAGTTAACGTCTTTAGCCGCACCATAGCCCAATCGTCATAGGCCATCGGCCTAATTGGAAAATCCACGCCTCTGATGCTGATAGTTGCCGCTTCAATGGCAATGGGTCGAGATGTATTAAAATCGCCGCCAATACCAATAGTATAAGGATTTTTACCAGAAATAAGCGGGAATGACTCCTTGGTGACATGCGAAACCATAAGCGATTCATTAGCCCATGCGCCGCCAATAATAGAGTTCAGGCACTGCAAGGCGTCATTTGCCTCGTTGTCCGTTAAAACAACGTCCTCTGATAGCACTTGAAGCAGTCTAAGACTGCTCTTTATAATATCAAGCGCTGTGGTTTGTGTGGCTGATGCAATGGTATCGACAATAATAGGCATAAATAACCTCTAAGCGTTATATAACGGCATTTTAAACTTGGTGCCACCTACCCATACATCCAGATAAAGCGCTACCTGCGCTGGTGGTGCTCCGTTCGCTCCGGTCGTGGCACTTATGGACTGCTCCGCACAAAACCCAACTTGACCAGAGCTTAGCGCAACACCAGTGCCAACTAACACAATACGGTCAAACGTAACAGCCTTAGCAGCCATGTTGCCGTCAACATCAATATGGGCCAGACTGACAGTGTTGGCGGCATTAATACAGCGTAACAGATAGCCAGTTGGCGCGGAATCGGTGCGTCGCTGTAACAGTACTGTTTCAGAGTTGTTGACGTTTTGGCGCGCACTAAATGCGGCGCCTGCAAAAGCGGTTGGGTCGCTTACCACGATTGCCCGGCATTGGCTATTAAATGGATTATACCATGTGCCTATGTTCCCATAGCGCTCGATATTCATGCCGGTAGACCATAGCCCGGCAATTCGGTTTAAGCTGATGCCTAGGTCAGCATCATTTGAACCTCCGCCTGAGATAGATAAGCCTACCGTCGTTGATGCGGCTGAAAATACGTCAACATCAATTTCAATGCCTTGATAAACGCCTGTTGAACCAGTCTCAGCGCGGATTAGCGCATTAATAGCCCATACGTTAGCATTAGGCTGATTAGATGATCCATTGGCCCCTGCGTAAATAGCTACAGACTGACCATTGAATGAGTTGGGTTGAAGCATTTCAACGTTGAACGCTGCAATACCGCCATTACCAGCAGAGCCGCCGGGCTGTGATGATTGCGATTGTATGTATGGCCCTACGGCCATTTGTGCCGGATTTGTCGCCATGTATGGAAATTTCCCGATCCCTGTGCCAGCGCCGGTAAAAACAACAGCCGGGTCAATATCCCAATGAATAGATACTGATGTTGACCATGTTGGCTCGCTGTTTAACAGATATGTGCCGCTTGGCACGATGATCTTGCCACCAGTTAGCGGCAATGCGGCCAGCGTAGCCATAAAATCAGCATAACTATCTGTTAAACCAGTAGGGTCTGCTCCATAATCCAGTACGCAAAGAGTAGGGCTTACGCCTCCGCCTCCAGGGGGGATGCCATCTAACTTTACTTTGTCAGATGCCGTCATTATACCGGCATTGGTAGCATCGGCGGTTATTAATGTGGCTGGTAATCCGCTTGAACTGGCGATAGTAACAGTTGATGCAGTTCTTGTTGCTGATAGGTTGGTAACGCCAGTTATGCCGTCAAGCTTTGTTTTGTCTGCTGATGACATAACGCCAGCATTTGATCCATCTGCTACGGGGATGATTGCATCGTTCCCAGTATCACTATTGATGGTGACAGATGTCGGCGTTCTTGCGGCATTCAAGTTGGTTGCGCCGCCTACCGGAATGCCAGCCAGCTTATTAAATAGTGTTGCCGACATAACACCTGCAGTTGACGAGTCAGCCACGCTGATAATTGCGTCTGAGCCTGTGTCGCTGTTGATGTTGACGGCGCTTGCTGTGCGCGTTGCGGATAGATTGGTATTGCCTGGGCCTCCAGCTACCGGGTCGATGATTCGCACCCCAAACATGGTGTAAGGGATTAGCCCAGATCCTGAAACGTGGAAGTTAAACTTACCAGCCACGATATAAAAATCAAAGCGACCAAAAGAGTCGGTCGTTACGACTGAGCCTAAAACAATGGTTCCAGTTTCGTCTGCATAGACATTAATCGGGATGCCGAACTCTGTTGTAATTGCAATTGACGCGCCAGCAATGGCATCGCCTTTGTCATCCTGTACCGAATTAAAATAATGATATAGAGCCACGTGCTGCCTGCCTTGTTGTGCAATAGGACGGGCATCCTTGCCCTTTGGAGAGTTTAGTTAACGCGTAAGAACGGCTTAAAGACTGTTGCAGTCCAGGTTGATGCGGCGGGCGGGGTGATGTCTTGGTTAGTGATATTTTGCCATGTAACTGTAACCGTATTCGCGGTTACAACAGAGGAAACCAGCTTTAATCCATACGGCAATTCTGCGGCATCTCGTGGAGAAATACCAACGTTTTCATCGGTAACGGCTAGGCCGGTAAAGGTAATTGCTGCTGGCGCAGTGGTTGCACCGGCTAACACAATAGATCCGCCATTAACTGCGTATGTTGCGCCAGAACTGTATGTTGCAATCTGCATAACGGGTGTTAGCCCGCCAAAATATTTATCAGGCATGAAAGCCTCCTATATTCGTTTAAGATGCCCGGCTTGCGCCGGGCTTGAAGCTATTAACCGCCAACTCGACAAGCCAGTTCGCGATAGATCGTTTTCCATCCATACAGCACATCAAAACGGACAGGGAACTGATCGCTATTGATGTCGTATTGTCTGACCATCCGCATTGAAATGCCTTTGTAGTTGGCACGTTCTGCCATATCAACACCACCGGGTAACAACAAATCAGCGGATGCTAATGTAAATGCATCACGATGATAAGCTAAGTTTTGATCGTATGGTGTTGCAGTGTTTGGCGTAATCCAAGTGATGTTCCCGGTCAATGTGCCGGTTACAGTTTGGAATTGACCGCTACCAACATGAGGAGGATAAACAGATGCAGTGGTTGCACCAACAGCGGCATCGGCTGTCATAACAAACTGTTGTAAACGACCTGTTGATTGTCTGGATTGCGGATTGACTGCAAAAATACCAGCAACAGTGAACACAGCGCCTTTAGGTATGGCTGATGTGGCTACGGCAGCACCGAAGGTAACAGTGCTAGAACCGGCGGTAAAGGTTGCTGTGGTCGTTGCGCCGGTAAATGCCCCTGCGGCAAATGATGCAGTGTTGGCATCCTCAGCCCAGTCAAAGCCCAATACTTTAGAACCAACAGAGGCATCGCCAAAGATTTGACTTAACTTTTGTTGACTGTTGAACTGGGTGGCTACCATTGGCGTAATTGCGCCGACAGTGGAACCGGGGGATAATACTAAGCCGCGATTGCCGTCTTTCGGAACACCTGATTCAGTCAGGATTGCATTAGCTGCTAAAATTCCGCTTTGCACTTGCGCTGCGGTAGCCGTGCCGCCAGTCAATAAACCTGCCGTGCCGTAGCCTGAGCCATTGGCACCGGCATAGACAATGCGGTTGATGTCTTTAAACAATTGCAAGCCATCATAGTCAATCTTGTTGGCAATGGTTGCCATTGCAGGCTTAAGGAAACGGTCGCGAAACTCATCAATATGCAAGGTGAGATCTTGAGAGCTGAACGAAATATCAACGCCGAATTGCTCAGTTAACGTGATCGGTACAAAATCTTCTGTTGAGCTTTCAATTTGCAGCGCTTGGCCTGATCTGCCTTGGTAACGAGGCGGTTTACGTGCGTTGATTGTCGCACCAATTTTTGCACCGGAAATGCCGAATTTATCGTCATATTCGCGGTTTACGTTTTTGGAAAATGTGAGTTCATTCTCAAGAATCATTAAGGCTTCTTTTTGAATAATACTCGATGTGAGTAAAGCATTTGGCATGGTAAAAACTCCATCTGAAAAGGGATTAAAGCGTCATCACGACGCGGCCTGTTAAGGCGTTTAAAAACTATTTTTGCTGTGCTTTTCGCAGTCTGACATACTCAGCCATATCGCGGGCTTCACTGATGTCGGTTACTACTGTGGCACTCTTAGCGCTCCCTAATGGAGTGATCGGTTTTGGCGCATTGGACACCGGCTTTTTAACTGGCTCCAAAGATGGTTGTGTTGCAATCTTCGCCTCGATTCTGCCGATATAGCGCAAAGCTTGCGGTTCTGACATTTGGCCTATTTTGTCTAATTCATCCGGGTTTTTACCGAGATAATAGGACAGTTCGACCGGGTTTTCTGACTCAAATAACATTGTTTTGAAAGCGTCTACCGTAGCTAGCGGGTGGCTTAAAAATGCCTGTTCTGCCGTAGCATAATCAGGGTGCGCTTGTTTAGCCGCTTCTTGCAATGTTATAACATTACGTTGCTTTTCCGCGAGTATAGCATTTTTTTGCTGTTGTGCAAATTTTTGCTCGACTTTATAATCAGTTAATGCTATGAGGTAATCAGGGTCATAAATACCGGCGTCAAAATCATCTGGATTTGGCGGTGTATCCGTATCATAAACAGGTGCTTTATGTGGCTCTGGCTGCTTACCTGCTTGCAGTTCCTGCAAACGCAATTCAAGCGCGGCGGCCTTGGCCTGGGCTTCTTGTCGCTCTGTCTCTGCCTTGGTTAGTGACGACCTAAACTGATTAATGCGCTTTTGTACCCTTTTTGAGTACTGCTCATCCTCGTTGGTTTCTTGCTCTTGCGATTCTGTTTCCCCTGTTTCCCCTGTTTCCTGTTCTTCGGTCTCTTGGCCTTCTTCTGCCTGTTCTTCAATTGCCTGTTCTTCTACCACTGGTTCAGATGCAACCACTGTCTCATTCGGTACTACGGTCTCACTGTTAACACTACTCATCGCATGCCTCCGGGCAAGTTTTGTTGCTTATTGTCCACAAAAATTGCGAGGGCGTAATGCCTCAGCAACCTCCAAGTTTCTTCGATGCTGTTCTAATATACGATTTTCTTCCATTTTATTTATTATGTAATTCTGTCTTTCTGTTTCTGGTAAGCTTTTAATATATGCTTGCTGTTGCTTTATAACAGCTTCCGACTGTGTTACGGCGGTAGCTACTGATGCTATGATTGCCCCAAACATACCGCGTCTACTCCATCGCTTGTTTTTCTGCATATGCTTTATCCAATATTTGACCGATTTGGTCACATAGCCTAGACACTTCGCGCTTATTTGCTAAATAAATCGATTTAGGTGTATCTGACAACGTGTCAAGATATTCTTGCTCGGCCTTTAAAGATTCATCGATTAATATTTCTAACATACTCTCTCTACTCCATTGGTTGTTGCATTTGCGGCTGTTCGCCGGGTTCTTCGGTGTCATCGTCCATATCTTCAAGCTCGCCGTCATTCGGTTCTAACAATGTTTTTGCCGCGGCCTCGCTAGCAATCTTGTGGAATAATCCGGTAGACTCTAGCGCCATTTTATGTTCGGCAACCATCCTGTCTGTTTGAGCTTTAAATCGCTCTATTTCCAGCTTTTCTTCAACGCCTTCAGCCTTTTCGCGGTACATCTGCAATTCTTGGCTCAGGTGCTCAACTTGGTCAGCCATTTCGTTCATCTGTTGCTCTATTTCTGGCGGTATTTGCTGGCCTTCGCCTTGTTCGTCTTTGTTAATGGCTTGCAATATGGCTGGTGGCAATGCCAATTTTTTACGCTTGGCTATCTCATCGGCCCCAGGCCAGTCCATATTGGATATAATCAAGTCGCCTGCTACTTGCATCAGCGTTGGGTCCGCTTGCACAAGCTGCATTTGTGACTCTGCGGCCTCCATGCGCTTAGTCGCATAGCTTGGGCCGGTATTGACTACAACGTCATATTTGCCAACGCTAAAGTTATAAATGCTTTGTATTTTGCCGTCCTCGCCTTGCGTCTCGGTCTTGGCGCTAGGCTGTGACGGGTCAACAGTGACGCTTGTTGGCGTGCCATCCTCGCCAAGCATACGCGCTACGCGCTTTGCGTCATAAACCTTTGGTATCATCTCAATAATAACACGTCCTGCGTGTTGTATAGATCGGCTTAAATTGTCAGCAAAGTGAAAGTTACCTGTGCTTGACTGGCGTTGCTGGCTTAAGATGGCTTTGCCTGATTGATTAGATTCATGATCGCCCATTGCTGCATCAAACATGCCCATCGTGGCTTTAATGTCCAGTTCAGCGCGGTTCATTGCCGCTTCAAAGCCTGGATTGGTGCTTGGGGGTGGTTCGCGTCTTGGCGGTGGTGCCAAGACGCCTGCTGTGGTGACTGAGTTGTACGTTAGCACAGATAGGTTGATGCGGTTAGCCGCATTCCATTCGCGCTCATAGCCATCAAGCTGGCCTTCGGCAGCAATGTATGGGGCTTTAGGCGCAAGGGCAAGCACTTCGGCATTGGCTGATTGGAAAAAGTTATACAAACGTGCTGGGTCTTTTGCATGGCGAGTCAGGCCATGTAAATGTCGCTTGCCTTCAATCCACACCTCTGAACCGTAGACCGGAAACACTGGTATATATTGCGTTGGCAGCTCAGTCTCGTCAACAACCTGATTGCCAGCAATCTTATACCATTTGCACACGCGCTCTTCGCTCATGCGCTCTTTAACGATAAGTTCTTTATATTCGTCTGGTACCTCGTCAGACCATAATGTTGATCCGTCTTGAAGCTGAGCGAGCTTGCGCTGTTTAGTTTCTATCTCAAAATACTCAGCGACGCGCACTGTATCACCGCTATACCAGCCAACCGCGTCACCACTGGCTGCATTGTCAAAGCTCGATACGTCTGCATCAGGGAATTGGCGCTCAAACTCATCACGTGACCATTCTTCAACGATAATACATTTAGTCGCGTCGCTACCGTCTGCCTCGACTGACTCTTTGTCAAAATAGACTTTAAACGGGTCTACAATGCGCTTAACTTCTATGTCTTGGTCAAACGTCGCTGGGTCACAATAGCGCGTAATGATACGGAAATAACCTAGGCCGGTGTCAACCTGCCATTCAGCGGCGGTATCATAAGCGATGGTTGCGTTTGATACGTCTTGAATGTGGCGAATAACGCCTTGCAGTATCTCAGCCGTGTCGGGGTCGGCTTTGTCATCAACGGGCCTGACTTTAATAGATGGGCTATTTTGTCTAATCTCGTTGATGACTTGGTTGCGAAATTGAAACAGCCTGTTGATAGTCAGCATGGGGCGTTCTGCGCCGGGTTGCTCGCGGTCTCGCTTAACTGACTCAGGCCATTGTTCGCCAAGGCGTACAAACTTAACATCGTCTAAGCGTTCGCGTCGGCTCTGTGACTCGCTGTCGGCTGTCTCGCTAAAAAACTTGTGGACTTTAGCTATGAATTTAGTGTCGTCTTTAGTTTGCGCCATTGATTAGCCTTTATTTGTTGCGTTATATTATAACATACCGAACGGATGCGCTTGTCTTTTTGCGCTTACATAAGCATCATGCGCTTTTTGTGCCGTTTCAAAAGCACCAATAAACTTAACAGCGCCATTAATTTGGATTCTTGAAAAATAAGTGCCGCTCGGCTTATGAAATGCTGCACCTAAAAGCTTTGTTGATATATTTTTTGAATTGGCCTTTCTTTGGTTTTGCAAATTCCCAGACCTAGTTGCCTCTCTTAAATTTTCAAATCTATTATATGATCTAATTCCGTTTATATGGTCAATTTCATTGGTCGGCATACTTCCAGTCATGTATAGCCATGCTAATCTATGCGCTCTATATTCTTTGTTTTTTATACTTATCCTATAATATCCATTGCACACATGGATACTTCCTGCGATTTTTCCTTTAACAGCCTTGCCTGATGTTATTTTCCACGTAAATATTCCTGTAACAGGATTGTAACCTATAACATCTTTTAATCTAGATTGAGTAATCATTAAATAGCCTCTCAATAAAATGTAGGGATAACGACACAGATAACAATACTGACATCCATGAGCCGCTGGGTATGTTTACATGCTGTTTGTCGCGCGGCGCCCTGGCTTTGCGTATGCCTTCGCATGCGTAGCGCAGTGCATCTATGACGTGGTTATGTTTATCTTCAAATATCGGCAATATCTGCATAGTAAGCGGGTCGGTCTTGTAGCTATACATTGTCAGCTCCCGTATTGTTTCAACACAACGCGGATGAACAATAATGTCAAAGCTCTTCAAAAACTCAACGCCATCGGCTACGCTATTAGCTCCTTTTTTGGCGTATGTGATTTTTGGATAGCCATGCTTTTGCAGATGGCTAATTGTCTCCGGTCTTGCGCTGTCGGCGGTAATAAACCATTTGTCGCTATCAGGTATGCGTCGTAATAAATCTGGCGTATTGACAATCTCGCAGCCAACCATCACCGCCTCGTAGTCTATATATAGAGCATTGCCATCCAGTGAGCAGCGTACAAAGGCCGTGGGGTCAATAGCAAAGCCAAAATCTAAACCTTGTCTAAATATCGCGCCTTCCGGTCGCTCAAACTCTTTGACGATCCAATTCTTAAATACACGCGCTTCGCTGTTTTGTTTATATTCGCCAAGCCAGACATGGCAGTATTTGTCATGGTCGCGGCGTTTATCGTACTCCATTTCTTCGCGCAGCACTCCTGGCAACCAGGGATTGTCCATGTAGTTGGCTTGCACAACAATCGCGTCTGGTGGCGGATTATCTCCGCGTAACAGTGTGTCAATCGGGTCTGTGTCTAAATTTGGGTTCCAGGTAAACCATAGCTCGCTCCCAGGCTTTCTGATCGTTGGGCGCAGCAAGTCCAGGCTTCGCTGGCTTAGGCTCTGCGCTTCTTCAACCCAGGCTATGTCATAGCCTTCGAGCGATTTGATAGAGTCTGCTGTATGATTTTGCATACCCTGGAAAATGATTAATCCGCCATTTTTGCACTTGATAACGGCCTCTTGCACGTCAAACAGATGGCTAACGCCAAGCGACTCAATCTTGATCTCGAGCAGCTTCTTAACTGATTGGCTAAGAGATTTTTGTATTTCGCGAACACAAACAGCATTAGTTTTTTGCATAATGCATCGCTCAATCAGCATCTCAGCAAAAAAATGCGATTTGCCTGAGCCACGACCACCATGTGCACCTTTGTAACGACTGGCAACAAGCAGCGGCTTAAAGGCTCTTGGTGTCCGTATCGTGAGATGGGTCAATGATGACTCGATTAATAGTTGTGATTGATAATTCGCCGCTAATGTCAGAAATTATCTCGGTCGGCGCATTACTAACTGATTTGTCTAATAAAATCTTAGCTGCCTGCACCTGCGTTTTAGACATCTCTCTAGTGCCGTCTAAATGCTCTTGTAAAGACAAGATTATTTTTTCCGCCTGAATTTTATCTCTAACAAATTGTTGGTGTCGTGGGTTTAATCGTGCTGCCATAGTGCATATAATGATAAAAAAAAGATTGTTACTGTATAACATAACATTCGATTGATTGCAAATTGTGAATTACTTCTTATTTTTTATTCACTGTTTAAAAATAATGTTTGACACAATAATAATTTTATGAAATACTATGCCCAACTTGAAGAGAAAGACTTTTTAACCAAAACGGAGATAAGAAAATGAACACATTAACCATTAAGTACAACGCCTCAGTTTTAGTTGGAGCAGGCTGGAGATCAGTAAAAATAACCGCAATAGCTGAAAAAATTAGTGAAAAACGCGCCGAAATTAAAGAGGTAATTGCTATTGACGGAGAAGAGCCTAGCGGCTACACATCCAGAACCGGCGCAAAACGCCAAACCTATAACGCCAACAGCATCGCATTACGTGAAATTGGCAATGTTAAAATTTTATCAAAATGCGAATTGGTGGCATAAATGGAAAAGATATTATTTGAATTGTTTTACATAGCATGGACTGCCGCAACAGTAGGGTTTATTTTTATGGCAATCAAAATTTTTATGGGAATGAAACGATGAATGAACGCCGAGCAATAAACGATGAACAGCCGCGCATAATCCCGGCCATGAGCCGGGAAGATGAATATTTATTGATATTATCCATGCGCAAAATGAACGAACTATATAGACAACAAGCGGATGGTGAAAATGTACAAAATCACTAAAAACGGTCGTGTTATCGCGCAGATAGACCAATACAAATGCACTATTGAAGTGATGCAAGCGCTGTTAAATGGCGGATGGGGTATTGAGATATGATGCAATATATCGACACGACTCACAACGGCATAACCTATTCAACCGCATTTACGGTTGTTGATGGTGATGTGACATTTGAGCGGGTGATGTTGTGCCAGCATGATCTGTTTAGCGCCGATCATCTATCCAATTACTTATTGGATGCCATCGAGGCGGAAATTTATAAACAAATGGAAAACAAAGGTGAACGTTATGACGGATAGTTTTTGTTGTATCAGATGTTTGGTAACAAAACCAATCGAACAGATGCATTCGATGAATACATATTCAAAAACGTGTAAATCATGCAATGATAAATTCGAAGATTACAAATTAAAAAGAAAAAGGTCATCTAAAAAACTCTACGGCTCTGACAGAGCTGGAAATTATTTTTCAAAAATATACAAATAGTAAACTAAAATGGACAATGACAATAAAGAATTAAGAACAAAACGCGATGAGGTTGCCGCCTTAGTTATGTTAGACGCGCTATTAACCGGAGCAGGATACATGATGATGTACAAAACAGATAATGGAGATATTGGATATAAATATATCAGTCATGACAATATAATATTAAAAAATGAGGTGAAAAATGGAGAATAAAAAACAAATTGACGGCGATAGCCTCTATGTTGCACTAAGCACCAATGTGGCTATAGAACAAACAACCATTGACACCAGCCTGATTGATACAGTGGTTAGTATCTGGCAAAATGATAATCTGCAATGGATTGTTGATTTTGTAAATGATGATGGGCACGTGGTTGATAGCTATTACACAACAGATGATAGCGTGGATGAATACATGAAAACAGATTCATCGGACATAATCATCACAGGTCAGCATGATGCGCATGAAAGCGAGGCGTATTATGCAAGCTAATACCGAGACAATATGCCCGGTTTGCGAAGGAACTGGTGAAGGCTTTGACGAATTTGAGAATTGTAATTTATGCCACGGAACTGGAAGCAATTTAAATGACGGTCAATATATAGCAAAAATAACGGAAGAATTATTTGACGCATGGTGCGATTCAAATTTTGACGAATAAAAAAAAGCATAAAAGTAGCCCGGCATTGCCGGGCTTTTTGTTGTCTAGTTTGTTGATAAAAGTTTAATCCAATTTAAAAAAGCTTCTTTCGGCGTATTGCCTTGCGTCTGTCTGCCACGACTATCAAACAGTGACCAGTAAAAACGTCCATGCCTGTGTGTTGCAAAGAGGTGCGGCTTATTTCTTGTCATCACACGCTCGCTCAGCCAGAGTTGCATAACCTGCAATATCATGCCAATTGTCGGTATAGTTTGCATCGCCGTTCATAATTCTGGCTATTTTTTGACAAATAGCATCTAGTGCTTCGCGTTGACTATAGTTTAAATAGCTATAGCAATTGTGAGCATAAATAACATTTTTTAATTTTTGCGATGTTTCAGAATTTTCCGCAAAGCCGCCGTATGTTTCACCGCGTTCCTCTAAAGTTTTGTTTATGTCGGTCATCGTTGATGCCAAATCTTCATGTTATCAGTTAATTTAAATTCCGGCGACTGGCACAGTTTATTAGTGCATTGTGCCAGTTTTCGACTGTAATATTTTAGCACTGCTGTGCTGTTGCATAGTGGGCAGTGTATCATTTTTGCATTGCCGCTTTATGTGCTTGGTCAAAAAATGGATGGTTAGCATCCGGTAGGCGTGGCGGTGTATATGTTGATGATACTAGTGTTGGCGCATGCACAACAATCGGGTCACACGATACTGCTGCGCGGTTCATCGCGTTGCGGAACTGGTCGTCATTATCATGCATCAGGTGGCAAGCTGCGCTATATCCAAATAAGTTATTTAATTGTCCTGCGGCAACTAAAAGCTCACATCGATCATTTGACCATGGCAAAGTAAATCCAAAGCCGCCCAGTAAAAAGCTAAAATTCAACCCAACTGAGCTGGCACAACTAAAATTGTTTTGTGATACCTGCCCAAAGATCGCGCCCAGGCCAGGGGCTTGGTGCACTTGGCGGTAAGATTGGTTATTTTGTACAACGACTTTTTGTGCGTTTTTGCTGTTTCCAGAACCGTTTACATCAGATCGGCTAGTGCTTAAAGTTCCGACATTGTTTGTGCTATTGCCGGTATTGCTTACAGTACTTGCGCTAACTGATCGACTATCACCGCCTTGACCGCCAGTAGCAGTGCTATGAGAGCTATTATCGCCACCGGCATTAGCGCCAATATTGTTAGCGTTGCCGATGTTGTTATTGTTCGAGTTTTCATTTAAGTCTCCACCTATTGTTTTAGTCACACTGTTGTTAATGTCCTGGTTTGTGGTGGATTGGTTGGCCTGGTTGTAGCTGCCAGTGTTGCCAAAATTGGTGTTGTTCCGGTTATCGCCAATGCTGTTGTCGGTTTGTTGGCTACTGTCCTGGCTGTGGTTGTCGGTTATATAGCTATCATTGTGTGTTATCTCGTTGCTCTGAGTGGTGGTGGCGTAATTAGTGTTATTACTATTAGTTATGTTGTTGTCGTCTGCCAGTGCTGTTGACGATAGAAATATGATTGTTGTTGCTAATATTGTTTGTTTCATTTGTTTTTACCTGTTTTTTAATGAGATATTTTGCGGCATCTCTAAACTATGGATATTTAAAATGCGGGCCGCTTGATTTCTGTATTCAAAATAAAAAACCTTGTTTCTCCTAAATCGCGTCCAATAGTTTTTTAGGCTGCCGTGCTTAGTGTAGTGCGGGATGCGCTTCATTTTGGATAATGTCCGGTGTGACAGAATGTAATAAAGTCAGCCATGCGCTTGCGTTTTTCAAGCTTTTCTATGCGTTCTGCCAATATTTCAGCTTGTTTTTCGTGATAATTTGATAGTTTTTTCGCATTTATCGACCCTCGCCAGTGCGCGACACATAGTGTTTTAGAGTCGATTAAGTCTTGCTCATAGTCATAGTCGCGTTGTTGCTTTGGTATTGACCATAGGTTGATTGGTGGTAGAAAATTCATAAAATCACCAGAATTAAAAAAGTTATTAAGAGTGCTAGTGTTATTGTGCTATCGGATTTCATTTTCTTTGCTCCAATTATCTGCGCATTGTTTATTACAAAATCGCCGCTCGCGGCCAGTAGCGGCTTGACATTGCCAGCACCTGCCAGACGCGTTGCTTGTGTCAATTCGTGCTGCCACGGCGCGTATTTTGCCAATTGTGAAATCCTTTGATGCCTCCGTTAAGTTAGAGGCAGCGTCTAGGTAATCAGGCGTTCGTTCCATTCTCTTCCACCGCAATCAGCTCGTTTACAGTTTTAAGCATCCATTCCTTTGCGATAGCATCCCATCTTTCACGCTTCGCTATGCCGTCACGGTAGCCACGCAAATAGTCGATCCGTCTGCGCAGTGCATGTGTTGAATGCTCATCAACATGCGTGCCGATCTTTTTAAGCCAATTTACTTCTTTTCTGGTCGCCCACGCTTCATTGTCGCTCATAAATCACCTATTTTAAGACGCATATATATTTAATATTGTCATTGTTTCTGTTTTTTAATACTGCATTTCCGGCTACGATGCATGAGTTTTCATTATAAAATTCGTGCATTGATACAAAGTCGCCAGGACTTGACATTATCCTAAAGACAATCAAAACATATAAACTCATAAATCACATCTCTTAACAAAATTTTTGCCATTGTTACATTCATAATTTCTTGCATAATTTAACTGCTGCGGATTAAATTTTACAGCCTTTCCGGTTATAACGTCATAACCTCTGATTTTTTCTGCCGCATTATTACAGTAAAGCTCCTTATCTTTCCACAAAAAACCAACTCGTTTTTCCTGGTAAAACTTGCAATCAACACAAGGGTTTTTCACTTTTTCTGTCGATAGCGACAGGTAGCCGTAATACATTGTCATAAATCACCTATCAATTTTTAATTATTAAAAAACCCCGCCTTAGCATTGCACTAAGACAGGGAGTTGGAGAAAGCTTAAATTTTTAAGCTGCACTATTAAAACACGGATCGGAATTTTATGCAGTAAAAATATTTAAAGCTTTAAAAATAAAATGCGTAAAAAGTAGTAAAAACGGAAAAAGTAGCACGAAAGTAGTACGCGCTACCAGCTCAAGCTATTGATTATAAAATAAAAAAGCAAAAAAAGTAGTAAAAGTAGTAAAAGTAGTAAATGAAAACCTCTGGAAGCCGCATTCTTTCGTTTTAAAAAAAATACACGCGGGTCACTACTTTTACTACTTTTATATATAATAATACTATATTTATTATAATTATTAATAACTTACACAGGTAGTAAGGCACTACTTTTTTACTACTAAAAAGTAGTAAAAGTAGTAAAAAAAAGCCGCTATAAAAGCGGCCTTTGAAATAGTAAAAAAAACACTAATGCGACATGGTATAAATCTTACTTCCTTGTGGGCTATAACTAATTGCTAATAATCCATTCTCCGCCATATTTTCAAGTGCTGCCTTAATCGCCTTAGTCTTTTCCTTTTCTATAGCTTTAAAAGGTTTCGTGTGTTTCAGACTGTTAACAATGTCACCTTCACTTTTACCTCCCGGTCTATTGGTCAAGTAGTTCACAATAGCGGTATATTCCGCCGTATTGCCAAATATTTCCTTTTCTACACACAAACCAAGCTTTTCATTTAAAAGCGCGTCAGCAATAGATATGGCTTGTTTAACGTATTCTAAATCAATACTACTCTTAAAAAACTGACCGCCATTATTTATTAAATGCAAATTGGCGGCAATCTTCATTATTTGCATGTTTATTTTGCCGGCAGATCCGCGTAGCGATGAGCTGGAATATTTCCCGCCATCTGCCAAATATGGCTCTATACTGTTTCTATACTGATTAATCAATAAAAACCCTTCGCTACTTATCTTTAATACTTCAAGATCATCAAAATCTTTTGGCTCTTTAATGACGTCCTCAATAAACTGACAAGCCTTTTGGTAATCAGCCAGCAAATAATCATCATGTGCAATCTTTTTGGTATGATCTCTTTTACCAAGATTATGATCTTCGGATAACATTAAAAAACGCTCACCCAGGCCAGTGCCATTGGATGCATTCAATATACTCTCAATACTGCCTTGCTGTGCAAAACACGTCACAGAGCCGCATACTCGCCCACTATAGCCTTCCCTACCTACTCGCTTTGAGTTGATGTAACCGCCATCAAATCCGTTTAGCGTTACATCGTTATTATTGGCCCTTTCTCCACTGGTATAACTAGCGCCAAACAGCGCATTAAAAAGCCCCTGCTCGCTACTGGCTGCACTAAAAAATCCTTTGCTATTTTCAAGCGTAACCTCCAAGCCTTCAGCGGTTGAATTGGTAATAAATAACGCTGGTTTAAGGCTTCCGTCAAGTACGTATATCTTTGTATAAATCCGGTAAAAAGCATCTTGAAAAGTACTTAGACACCATGTTTTTGCTGTCCCGGGCGGGTGCTCACAAACTGCATAAATGCCTATAGGCAGCCGCCCGCCATATTCATACGAAACGCAATATTTACGAGCTGTCATTGAGCTGTAAATAGAAAGCCCCATAAGCAATATGGTACTAATAGGCAGACTTGTCTGTGCCGACACCTGCACAGCCATACGCTTCAATAAATTGCCATCATCAACAAAATCGGCAATATTAACGCAGGCTCTTTTTCTTGCCTCTATACCCGTTCGCTTTTTTGTATAAACATTTTCTATTGGATTTTTAAGTCCTTCGTTAAATCCATCCAGTATTGTTTTTTGCTCACTTTCTGAGGTGTTGCCACCATCTGCAATGCTATCTGAGCATTGCATAAGAATATCCATTATTTTACTTTCGCTTATCATGCCACCTGCTACAAAGCCACCTGCCAATTTTCCAGCTTTAAGCCTTATACTGTGTCTATGTCCGTTTGTAGAGCCTTGCATTAAATTTAATACTCTATCAATACAAACACACTCTATATCAATATTTTTTTCCTCAAAATCTATCATTTTTGCATCATAGTTTATAAATAGATTTTTATCAAAGCTGGCAAAACAAAGCCGCCGCACATCCTTTCCGCTTTCGTCTAGTTTATATCCGTATGTTTTAAAATGGCCTTCAAAAAACTTAAACGCTTTTTTAAAATCAGAGTCATTTTTTATCTTATCTGGGTTTATACGAACCGCTCCTTTTAAACCCTCTCCGCCCGGCGATAAAAAACAAAAAACAATACCGGGAATTTTAGCAATAATACTTTTATCTGACTCCGCGTCATCCAGATGGTCTATGTCAAAATGAAACAATCCGCTTGATTTAACAAAATTATCGTTTTTAACATTTCCTTCAAATGTTCCGTTAAATGCAAAACTGGGTAAACTTGATTTTTGTTTTCTATAAATATCCTCGTTTTTTTTACGATCTAGCTGCCTTATTTTATTAACCTGTCCCTTAAACTCGCCAATTTTTATAGATTCTAATGACTGCTCTAATGGCAAATTAAAAAACCTAGCTGGCTCTTTTATATTGTTAAGTCTTGTCACAATCATAGCGGTATAAATCCTATTGACCTTGCCATTGCTTTCTTTTCACAAATTGGCGAACGGCTGCCGCAAGCCTTGCAAAAATAGGGATAGCATATTAGTCCGTTAGCGTTCATTGTTTCAATTAATTCAAACTCTGCGCAGACGCACTGGCTACATGGCTTTAAATTGTCTTTTTTTAGTAGCTTTAATATATTGATAGTCATTTTATTTTCCATCATCCGTATTGTTATAGGCATAATTGCGCAAGATAGCATTAATATACTCTGACCTGCTGATGTCTTGCGATTCGGCTTGTGCAGACAGTTCATCCAGCAAGTGCTTCGGTAACAATATATGTACCCTGATTTTTTTCGGCTTTTTTTTCAACATTTTTAATTTTCCTATTGCGTTTTTGTTTTAAGTGTGACTATAATAGCACATACTTTTAAACAGGAGCAAAGAAAATGAAAATTGAAATAAAAAACATATATACAAACGAAGTTATTTTTACGCACGAGCAAGAAAATAACAGTATAAAAATAACAGTTGAGCTGGCGGCTCAGCTAAAAATAAACCTAAGCGGGGCAAACCTAAGCGGGGCAAGCCTAAGCTTGGCAAACCTAAGCGGGGCAAACCTAAGCGGGGCAAGCCTAAGCGGGGCAAACCTAAGCTTGGCAAGCCTAAGCGGGGCAAACCTAAGCTTGGCAAGCCTAGTCGGGGCAAACCTAAGCTTGGCAAACCTAAGCGGGGCAAACCTAAGCGGGGCAAGCCTAAGCTTGGCAAGCCTAAGCTTGGCAAGCCTAAGAAATTGCATTGGAAATATGAAAGAAATAAAATCAATGCAATTAAGCAAATGGAATGTTGTTTTTACAAAAGATCAATTAGCCATAGGGTGCAAGCAGTTTGCCATTGAAAAATGGCGTAACATGACTGCCACTGAAATAGTGGCGCTAGATGATAAAGCTTTGTCATGGTGGAAAAAATGGAAGGGATTTATTTTTATGGCGATTGATTTGTCGGGTATTTTGGAGGATTAAATGATTACTATTTATACCTACCAATTACAACGATACGGGACAACAAAAATAAGAGTGCGTCAAAATGCAGAAATATTGTGCATTAAGTCATCCAATAATCTGCCAGTTATTTATTTGAAAGTTGATGACAAATTTGATGATTTTGTTGAGCGTGATTTTTTATGCGCAGAAACATTTACCGATATCTCAGAAGTTAATGGGGACTATATTGGATCTGTCGATTGCAATTGTGCAGTACTACATTATTTCGAGGTAACAAAATGACTGTTAAATTAAAAGGTTTTACGCCATATCCAAGCGATCCGCTACGACAGCCAGTACTATTTGACACGCTTTGCAAAGAGTTCAACATGGGCGCATACGAAATGGCCGATTTCATCGAAGCAAACTGTATATTTTTTGGTAGGATAGCCGACTTGATTTGTAATAATGAGACATACGTGGGCTATGGAGTAGTAGAGCAAGTTCGTGAAAAATTAGGAGATAAAAAAAATGAGCGACTACAAACCAACTGAACTAGATATTTTTAAGGCAGAATACTATGCTGAAAAGCTAAAGCGGCCAGATCCTTGGCTTGATGTTGAATATAAAAAAGGCACTACCTGGATCCCTATGTCTGGACAGATTATGGCATGGACTGAAAACATAAAATACCGATGGAAAAAACCGACAATCAATGTAAACGGCATTGAAGTTCCTGCGCCGGTATTGAATCCTGATGATGAAACACATTATTGGCATCTACTCATATCAAGAAGCAAGGCAAAAGACATTAGGTTAAAAGGGTGTGTATTTTCTGATATAGAAGATGCGAAGAAATTTTTAGATGCTGCGCTAGAGCCTGCCTATGAATACACCTACAAAAATAAATCTTGATAAAATTATTTTTATATGTATAATACTTAACAAAGGTGGAAGAGTAGCTGACTTAAACAGCCTGGCTATCGGATTGTTGCCGTGGTGCGTAGACGCATATCATTACCACAAAACGCCGAGGATATAGGTAGCACACTCCTTATGGTACATAAGCTAGGCTATGTCAAAAATACTTTCGCAAGAAGTGACCGCGCTACTCCGGTATATGAGTGGCATTTTTTAATGGCTTTAAGCACAGGTCGGACGACAGAACCGAATATTCAGTTATTTATCCATGACTGCCTTGTTTAGAACAATTAACAAAACCATTGGAGGATTGCGAAACCCGTTGACCGGGAGCATCAATAGCTATAGCCAACAATGGCTATTATGCAAAAGCGACGTTGGCTATAAAATATCGTTCCAGTATTTAAGCTGGCGCAATCCTCCAATGGTTTTAAAAAAACATCAACAACAAAAGGAATAATCATGCAACCAAGAAAAGGCCAACCTGTTTTACTCTATACCGAGACATGGTATAGGCTAAAGCGGTATTTAACTGAAAATATCGAAAGTAAGCCAAAAATGCAGGACATTGTAGCCGAAGCAATCAACATTTACCTGGACAATAAAGATGCAAACAAAATTAGATAATCTGCAATTTTTTGCAAAGTGGGTATCATGCCTATCAGTAGTAATTCTATTAATTAGGGGAATGTGGTCAGATGACATAATAACTATACTGCAATCATTAGTTGCATATTGTTTTTATAGGGCATGCACTGATTGGGAGTAAAAAATGGCACTACCAAAAACACCAGATAATTTTAAATTATCAACATTAAATATCAAGGCTTTAATAAAAACAGAGCCAGAAAAAAAAGCAGGAATCTATTGTCTAATCGGCTATCCCGGTTCATGCAAAACGACAATCTGTGCAAATTTGACGCGCGTAGCAATGGTGCAAGTGGGTGATGAAACCGGAGCAGACAACATGCCGAAACATGTCTACAAGATGCCGAAGTATAACGATATCGACTTGAGCGCATCAGATCATATTTTTGCCATGTTGCAATTTTTTCTTTACGAAGATCACCAGTTTAAAAACTTGGTAATCGACAACACCAGCATGATGCATAACGCATTTTTTGAGGATATTGAGAATGACTATACCGGCAAAGAAGATTTAAGCGAAAAAGGCAAAGGCGCAGGAATGACACGTGCTTACTGGGTGCGGGTAATGAATTTTTGCAGCCAGATTACCAAAAAGCGCGATTGTAATGTGTGGCTATTGGGGCATCCTATGGACTATACAGTCAACATGAAAAACGGGAATTACTACACAAAAATGTCATTAAATCTGCCCAGCTCTCCAACGGTAGCCATTAGGCAAATGGTGCTTGGCGCATGTGATGGCGCTTTTTTTATCGTTAGTGATTACATAACGCGGTTAGACGCTCGTGGATTTGGCGCAGCTTTAGCAGCTCGCAAAGATTCGCCGCATAATAAAATGGATGCAGTTGGTGAGCGCCGTTTAACCGTACTAACCGCTGAACGCGATGGTATTGAGGCAAAAAACCGCTCGTTTACCATGCAGGATAGCTACGAAATCGAAATAAGTGAGAACAAAATCGAAGCTGTAACAGGCAAGAATAAGTCCATTATGACATTCATCTATGACGTGATTGGCAGACCAGTTAAACAACAACCAAAGGCAGAAACAAATGAGTAGTATTTTTACAAAATCAACCGGCGAACAGGCAGAGTTCAAAACTGTTTACAAAGCGCCAGACCCTGAGAAGAAAGTATGGATTCCAGATAACACAAAAATCAAAGCGCAGATTGTTAGCGCTGTGTGGAAGGATGTTACGCAATTCAATACCAAGCCGCAGCCGGTTATCGAATACATGATAATAGAAAAAGGCGAATTTGAAGGCCGCTTGATTAAGCAATCCATACACCTTGGCGCCGTGTTAAGCAATGGTGAGCCAAACGAAAAAAAACGCGACAAAGCCATCGACTTTTTTGCATCGTTGTTGGCTATCAGTGGCAAAGGCCTGATTCAAAAGTTTGAAAAGGCTGGCAAGCCAGTTGAAATGCATAACGAACTATTGGGCAAGGAGCTGCTTGGCTTAAAGCTAATTATCAATACGCGCCTTATGAATGAACTAATGTTTGATTACAAAACAGGCGAGCCAATGATGGACGCCCAAACAGGCAAACAGCGCATCCGGTACACACAATATGTTGACGGCTGCGCAGCATTGCCAAAGGCTAAGGTGGCTGAACCTGAACCGGATATTGATGAGGATGAAGAGGGTTATGATAATACGGATGATGAGCCAGAAGAAGATTTGTTCGATGATGGAATTCCGTTTTAGATAACAACATTACCATACCCGCTTCGGCGGGTATTTTTGATACTTTAATAATCAATAGGAATTACAATGAAACATAAACGATTATTTACTTTTATTGAATATGTACGCCCATTAAATACCAGTTATATTTCTGTTTCAGGTAGTGCTAAAGATAGGCGGAAAGCTCTACGTCAAGCAAAAAGGTTGTTTATAGGTCAAGAAGTTAGATTAGAAGTATATTAAATTAAATCGGCGGGTATTTTTGGCGGTGAAATATGACAAAAAATCAAGTTTATATCCTGTTACAGATAATCGCATTGGCAACAGGCACGAAAACCGGAGCCACAGAAGATTTGCGGCTGAAATTACAAACAGAGCTTATTAAATCAGCGAGGGATTAATATGGCATCAATATACGAACTAACAGAACAAGCAAACAGGCTGCGCGACTACTTATTGTTTGAAGAAGATGACGAAGAGGCACGGAAGGAACTGGATGCAATAACCGGAACAGAAACAAACAAATTGCGCTTTGTCAGCAATATTTTAGCGGAATCACTGGCTCTAAAAGCGGGTTATGACGAAGCGGAAAGAATGTTAAAAAACCGCAATGATTCAAACGATAAGCTCATTAAGCGCCTAAAAGAATATATGCTATTCGGCATGAGTGAAAACGCAATAAAACGCATTGACGGCGATTTTATTAGCCTTCGGCTACAGCCGAGCCCGCCGGCTGTAAAATACAGTGATACGTTTGATGTAAACAAGCTGCCTAAACAGTGTATTACCATTGTGCCAGAACAACCAAAACCCATTGCAAAAGAAATCAAAGCGCTGATTGAGGCTGGTGAAGATGTGCCTGGGTGCTGGGTTGAGCAAGCGGTTGGCGTGAGGGTTTGTTAATGAATAAATTAAGCTGGTTGATTTACTTTGCTGGAATTGCCGAGAGCATATTTGTTGTATCTTTTATTGGATTATTAATTATAGCTTTTTTTTCCGGTATGGCTGCCATTTACAATGAAGCGGAGAAAGACTATAAAAACTTTATTAAAAAAGACCCTTTTGCTTTTAAATATCTTTTCATATTTTTTGTTTTAATCTTTACATTTGTTCCGAATAAAAACACTATTTTAGCCATAGCAGCAAGTGAAATTGGCGAGAATGCAATCACACAATTTAAAGATAGCAAATATTTAAAAGCGCTGGACGCTTGGATTGATGCGCAATTGAAATCTAGTGGCGCTACTAAATGAAAAAACGTAAAGAGCTACGCTATTTTCAAAAAGACGCTTGCCGCGCTTTAGTGGCAAGCATGGAGCAAGGGAACAAAGCCTGTGCAAGCATCATGACCGCACTAGGCAAAGCGCTGATCGCCTCAGCGCTTGCCGAATGGGGCCGTAAAAAAAAGCTGCGCGTCATTATATTTGTGCCAAACGCCAAGCTGGTTGAGCAGAATTATCAGGAATGCGTGGAGTTTTTAAGCAATCCAAGTGAAGTGGGGATTGTTTGCAGCAAGATGCAAAAAAAACAAAACACGAAACAGGTAGTGATTGCCATGTATCAAAGCTTTGCATCAATACGCGCCATTAGTGGCGCGTTTGACTTGTGCATTATAGACGAGTGCCACATGGTTTCTAATGAGCCGGATAGCGCATATCGCAAGATTTTGCGTAGCCTTTACCGGCTTAATCCCAATATGAAAACGTGCGGATTTACCGCGACACCATATCGTATGGGGCAAGGCTTATTGACAGAGCAATGTTTAAAAGGCGAGCCGTTTTTTAACCATATTTGTTACGATACCAGCGTTGACCCAGGCATTAAACGATTGGTGGATGAAGGCTATTTAGCGCAGATTGAAATAGTTAATACGGTATCCCATGTCAACCTGGACGGCGTTAAAATGTCGGGCCATGATTATAACACGCGTGCAACTGGTGTAAGGTTTGATGCAATCATTGACGAGGCGGTCCCGGAAGTAGAGAGAGGATTTAAAGAGCATGGCATTAAGACTGCGCTTATTTTCTCCTCAACCATTGAGAACGGAAACCATATTATTGACCGATGGACAAACAAAGATGAGATAAAAATCATTCATGGCAAATTACCGAACAGTGAAATAAATAACGCCATTAAATGGCTTGAGCAAGGACATGGTAATCGATACTTGGTTAACGTTGAAATGCTCACAACCGGGTTTAATATGCCTAGCTTACAGGCTATTGTGCTATTACGTGCCACCACGTCACCAGGATTGCTAATACAAATCATAGGCCGGTTAATCAGGCCGTATGGTCAACTGGTTGGTTTAATATGGGACTTTGGAACTAATATCCAGCGGCTTGGCGGCATAGATGATATTCAAGTGCCAAAAACCCGCACCAAGAAAGAAGAACCGTTAAAGAAGTACTGCAAGATTGAATTGTGCAGTGCGCCAAACCCAATTAGCGCGAAGTATTGTAAGGAATGCGGTGCGCTGTTTATTAGCGAGGATGATAGCGGAAATTATTCAATGAAAACCAAGGCGCAACTATTGATTGAAAAGCGCGAAGAGAGCCGCAAAACGCACGAAGTAAGCACGGTAGTGCCAATATTAACCTATGACAATCATGGCAAAAGATATATCAAATTAACCTTTCATTCTGGATATGAGGCGGTCTATACGCACCACCTGATGCCTGAGCATTACGGTGACCAAGGTAGCGAGGCAAGGATATTTTTATTGAAATGGCTTAAAGAACTAAGCTATTATAACCAGCTCGCATCAATAAATTTTGATTGTGAGTCGATTTATAAACTGCTTACTGAGCATGATTATCTGTTTAAAAAAATTAGTTGGATAGTCACTGTGCAAAATGGGCGATATAGAAATTTGGAAAATTGGGGAAGTGAAGAATGAATAAAAAAGTAACTTTAGAACGAATTGAAACAAAAAAGGAAACATGCAAAGGGTGTATATTTAATAAAAAGCTAGGGTTTTGCGGTGCCAGAACACATGACTTCCCTTGTTGGGACCACGTAGAGCAAAAGCAATATATCTGGGTAATAAAAAATGATAAACATTCAGAAATATATTAACCATCCGCAAAGGCAATTAATATTAACGCTTAATATTAAACGTTTAAATAAGATATTAGATGATGCAATAGAGTGGAATTTTGGCTATTGTCCTAGCGGAGTCAAATGGTTTGACAGTGCTTTAGAAGAAAGTAATGCATTAATTGAATTAATGGATAGCTAAAATGATAAACATACTGGAATTAGTAAAGAAGGAAGCATCGAATCCAAGCCTGGATAGCATCGTTTTTGAAAATTTACTTAAAGAGCTTGGCCTGGATAACGATACAATAGATGACTGTTTGGCCATGCCGTCTGACCGCCGCGAATGGCTATTAACTTATTTTGAGGGTAAAAAATGAAAATCTTTGATACGCATGTGCTTGAGACGGCAGAAACATGCGGTTGCGATAAAGAGCTAAATAAGTCATGTCCTATTTGCGATGGCTATTTGCATGTTTGCAGGATATGCGGTGCTTATGAATCTGATTTGCAAAAATACAGTTGCGAACAATACAAGGAGAAAAAGAAAAATGATTAAATGGCAAATAATGAAGTCAAGGTGGCTTGGCATTGGATTAAGCTACTGTCATGCAGAAAGAGAAATTGATATATTGATATTCAATCGTCGATTAATTTTGTGTTTTTTAGGAAGTAAAAATGATTAGTGACGAAGTGTACACAAAAGAAATGCACCGGCTTTTAAAAGCGCGTGATTATCTAAAACATGATCGAGAAACGCTTATTAAAACGGCATTTGAGACATTTAAACATTGCGAACGAGATGCGCACCTTGAAGATATGGAGCGTGCGTTAAGGCAATATAAGGCGGCAAAAAAAGCGCTCACTCATGTCCCATTAGAAAAAGATGAGCAAAAAGCTGTTGTTTTATGGTTCCATCAGGAATTCCCAACAAAAAAAATAATGTCAGTGCGCAATGACGGTTTTAGGCTGCGCAAAGAGCGCATAGAACAGATTGAAATGGGCTTATTGCCCGGTGCATCGGATTTATTGATACCGCACATTACGACATGGGTTGAGATGAAACGTGCCAATGAAAAACTATCTGTTTGGTCAGAAGAACAACAAGAGTTTGCAAGGTATATCAATGAAGAGTGCGAAGGACAGATTTACTTATTGTGCTATGGATTTGAAGATGCCAAGCAACAAATTTTGCAAGTGATCGAGAATAAATCTTTGGTGAACAATAATGCTTAAAAAAACATCAGAAGAGTTAAGAACTGAGTACATGTCTCTAGTCGCTGAAGCAAAAGAGTGTATAAAAATAGCAGAAGAAGGCAAGAAAGCCGAAAAAAGACTATCAGAACTGCGAGACTGGCGTGGCGCTTACCAGAGAGGGCTAATTAATTTGGCAAAAATAGAGTATGAAGATTCGTTGTTGCCTGAATTTAACGACCGTTTTTTAATAAAAAGCATAGATAATAAATGGATTTATCTGCGCGAAAAAGGATATTTAATAAGTACTCGCGAGTTCAAACTATCAAATGGATGGCCTAAAAGCTCTCGTGATGGATATGGTAAAATTGATGCAGAGCTAGCATTGAAAATATGGAAAGACCATTTATTAAAAAATGATAAAAAATAAAGCTTGCAAATAACTAAAAATAATTTTATTATTAATACGCCTTGATAGAGAGGCGTTTTTTTTGGAGAGATTAAGATGAAAATTGCATTATACAAAACAAACTACAGCGACAGACATGTTCTTGAAGCTGATGAATGGATTGAGAATAAACCGGAAGATTATTTAAGGATTAGTGAAATTGTAGATATTGATTTTGTCATGTTGCCTAAGTCAGAAACATTGTCAAAAGAACTGGCAATGATTGACGCACAAATCGAAGAATTGCAAAGCGACTTTGGGTCAAGAATTAGCCATCTGCAGGCCAAGAAACAAGAACTTTTAGCTATAGGACATGATGATGAACAATAAAGAAGATGCGCCAGAAATGTTGATATTGTTTTTATTTGTCGCATTATCTTTGTTGATTGTCGGCTTGGTGACTTATGGATTAGTGAAATGAATTTAATAAATTCCAAACAAACTGGCGAATTATTAGGTTTTATATATCCATCAGTGCGCGGAAAATACATAGGTCTGTTAAAGCGGTTTCATGACGAGTTTCCGCCAGTTGAATTGACAATAGGCAAGGCGCATTTTTATGACGAAGATAAAATTAAAGCGTTTGTAAAAAATCACAATGCGACCGAATTTTGTGCAAATATATTATCAACTCATTACATGGATCTAAAGCCAAACCGTGGCGTATCGCCGGATTTTGAATACGCCGATACGCCTGAATTTGACGCAATTGATTTTGCTAAAAATGCAAAAGGCAAACAAAAGCTAATTAAAGATTTTATTGCCGGGCATTATGCGCCCATGACGCTTAAGCTAAAAGCAAAGCTTAAAAAATTAACTGCAAAGCATTTTCCAAAACAAACTACGCGACTTAGGGTGAAAGGGTTTAACTAGGTAATAGTTAACAGACACACATTAAAAAACCTGCTTAAATGTTTTTTTATTTAGGCAGGTTTATATGCTGGAAGTCATTATGGTCGCTACACTGATTAATTTAACATTAACAATATTGTCTATGTGGGCCAATGCCCGTGTGTGGCGTAGTAGACGCAAGCGCTAAGAACGCCGATAACTGACCACTGGGCGACCGTTTTAGCTATCTCGTAATACATGGATTTGCGCGCCTTTTCAGCCTCTATAGCCTCTTCAATCCATCGATGATGCTCTTCATGCCTTATGTCAATTTCTCGCCGCTGGCGTGACCTGCGTTCATTTTGCTCATGATTATTCATTGCACGCCGCACTTAGCTGAAACAAAAGCTACCAGTGAATTGTAATCCGCCGTTAGTTGGTCGGCACGGAATGATTCGGATTTAAGAAATTCTGTAAGTTCTGCTGAAAGTTCGGATCCACTGGTTTCAGGCTCTTTAGGCCGTCCGGTACCACTGGTTTTTGACACGGCGCAATGACTACTCGACCGACTGGTTCCACGGTCGTACAAGCGCACTGGCTTAAGGCTATCATGCAAAGTATTAATAGATTCAATTGCTGCCACATGGGACTGCTCCAAGTTTTTATTAAGGTCAACCGCTTCAATTTCTTTTTGGGCAAGCTGGCCTGTTAAGCTATCAAGCTGCGCTTGCGCTGATTCTTTTTGCGTGGCTATTGCTATATTTAACGCAGCTATGGCTTGTTTATCGTTGTGCCAGGCCACGCCAAATCCTGAGCAAAATGACGCTACTAACGCGCCTATGATTGCATAAATCATTTAACCACCTTTCCAGCTTGCAGGTCTTTTAGTGTCAGCCCGCCAGTGTATTGGCAATGTGCCTTTTCTTTAAACTTTGTCCAATCACCCGCCCAATCAAGGCCAATAGATTTAGCTATCGCACCGCACCGATTAAATAGCGCGTCGTTATTCCAACAAGCTTTCCCATTAACAATAGGCACAAAATCAAAGGCGCGGCGATAGTTGTGAAAGCTTTGGCCTGCCTTTGCGTTCGTGACTTTTTTCCCCGGGCTTGTCCGGCCTTGTGCGTACAATGCGTTTTGTGATTCGTTGTCACGGAACGTAGACGTAATAATAACGTCAATTCCGGCTGCCCGGCACTCTGAAATAAATAGCCTACATAGAGTCTCTACGGACTGATGCAAATCTTCAAGCTTTCTGCTATTTATCATGGCCGATTCCTTGCCTTATTAAAGTTAAATGCAGTTGCGTTAATTAGCTTGTGCAGATTGGCAAAGAAACCGCGTTTTGTTGGCTCAGGAAGGAAGGCGGCTATCATAGAGGAAAACCCAACTAGCTTTGGGATAAAATCGGATAGCGCATCAATCAATTGCGATGCGGATGTGATTTGTTCAATCATGAGGTTTTCCTTGGGTAATAATGGCGTTTACCATTATGATCGTAAACAAGGTGTGTGACATTGCCGTAAACTCGATTAACTTCTTGTAGTACTGCGTCAAAATCTTTGCGGATAATACATAGGCTTGCTCCACCTTTTAACTCACATTCACCATTAACCGGCGGCAAGCAATTGGTGAAAAATTTGTATTGCACTGGGCTTTTGCACTGTCTGCGCTCAATACCGTTGTACACTCGAATTATGCCGCTTCCTTGCGGCAATGGCTCAAAGATTGCGTGGCTTGGCATATTACCAGCCATTAAACCCTGTTCCGCCAATACGGGAATTATGGGACGCGCCCCATTGACACGTTACTAAAACAGGTTCATCAGCTGGGTCGGCATATGTTGCTTTATTCAAAGAAAAAGAATTAGTTGGAGAATAATGGTTATATGTAAAATATTCTTGCTGTGGGTTTATTGGCGCTGGAATTCCTGGAAATGATGGCGGATAAATATTAGCTGGGTAAAAGTCTCCATAGCGATTTTTTGTTTGCAAACCATTTACACCAGAGAGCAAAAACAGATTAGAAAATGCTGACCAGTTTTGATTTAATTTGGTAAGCGCTGGCAAGTAAATGCGGTTGAAAAATTCTTTTTCATTTCCAGTTACCGGCATAGCTCCTTGAATGTCGCACCACTGAGATATTAAGTAATTAGGCACTAAAACATTGCATACCTGCGTAATAATTCCACTATTCAGGTCTTTTGATGCTTTTAAGCAATGCCCATTCCCTAACGTGATTGGTCGTGCATTAATAAACGCTTTATACGTGGTCTTTTTTAATGTTATGTCATTATTGCTAAAAGACGCACCAAACCCTTTAAGTTGCCCTGGGATTCCGCCAAGACTTACAAAATCATCAATAATAATCTGATCCCATGCCGACGCGGCAAAGCTACATAACAACAAAACAGACAATAAGCACGATTTAACTTTATTCATAAAAACCTCAATTATTAAATTACGCTTAATTATATAACATAACTAAGCATATATAAAACACTAATTAACCCAAATTGACATACGCCCGACTTTAATAGTTGAACCACCGGCATTAGAATGCGTAATTGTTAGCGTCATATTAAATAGATTTGCCGCAACATTGAACTTTATCGCTTGAGACATAAACGTAATTGTTTTATTCCCGCCATCTATTTGGCTGTCTGAGATTCTATTTAATGCAATCAATCCCGATACGCCTCCAGATGTGTAGCCGATTGAGAATTCAAGACGGCTTAAATTTGTACATGATGACATATCTAAATCAAACACTGCCTGTATAGACTGACCAGCTAATATTCTGTTGTTTATAGCCCAGCCAACCAGCGTAGCACCATCATTAGCGGCCGCCGCAACGCATACAATTTGCTGATCGTTTCCATACCCGTCAGCCCTGGCCACAATAGAGCCGACTGCGGTTCCACCACCTACTTTAGTCAGCGTCCATCCCGTTGCGACAGAGCCTGTTGCACCACCTGCCAACCCACCGGCATTATCTGTCAGCAAAGGATTGTCTATAATCTGCGGAATTTGTGGACTAATACCAAACGCCTCAACAGCCGACGACACTTTTTTAACTTTAATTTCATTAGAGTAGTCATGTACGCTAAGAACATTATAAAGCTCTTGCCCCATCAGATACGCTGCTTTACCATTTGGGTGCAGGCCATCTAATGTCATTCCTGATTTCCAGTTGCCCGTTGTGCTTAGTGGGTCAACCAGCTTCGCGTAAAGGTCAACCAGCACCACATAAGGGTTGTTCTGCGCGTAATCACGAATCAACTGATTGAGCTTTAAAATCTGATAAAACTGTGCTGTCGTCCAACCTGAAACTGAATTAGATAGCGGAGTTAATGTTGTTATCATTGGTGATAGCCCAGCCTCTATTATCGACAACCACATATTTTTTTTATTTTCAAAAATTGCTGATGCCTGAACACTTGCCCTAATATCGTTTATACCCGATTGCTCAATAATATATTGTGGGGATTTTGAATAAAGATCGCTGATCTTTGTTTTTATATATACGGTATCTTCACCACCAAATCCGTAACTAATTCCTTTTAGAATAGCGCCTTTTGACAAATAAGCCGCCCATCCAATCCAGTCAGGTTCAGCAGAAACACACAACGTTGTTAAAAATATCCCAGGCTTTCCTGCCTTTGCAGTGGCAGTACCCTGAAAGCTGCCAGTATAGCCATTAAAAATAACCGTATTGACGTCAGTACCGGCCGAGCAGACACCACGAATATTGAGGTCTTCTTGTGCGCAGCCGCTGATGTAAAATTCAAATCCAGCGCACATTCTATGTGATACCGCTGTAATTGTTAGTGTATTGCCATTAGCAACAATGGTTGCTGCTGTTTTCTGGTTACAGTTTTGGACAATCGAATCACCAATGGCGCTTATAACGTTTGGCCTGAAAAAATCTGATGTATTGTCAATTATCAGCCCATCTTGCTGCGGATTAGCAGCTTCTTCATAAACGCCTTGATACTGTGTTGAAATGTATTTATTAATTGGCATGGCTTAAGTTCCCAAAAATTGAATGTATGCTTCTTTGTATGCAGTTTGTACGCCGGATGAATTGGTTGTGTATATTTCACACTGGTTATTTGTTTTTAACCCTGGTCCTGATACGGCAACGCCTGCCACGCTAACAGACCCGGACGTTCCGCAAGTAGTGCCAAAGACCGCATAATTAGAGTTCAGCATTGCCGTAGCAAATGAAAATAGATAGTCGCCATTGGCAAATTTTTGGATGCTGGCTATATTAAAATGCTCTTTTATCCAGCATGGTATTGTTAAGCTTCCTGACCCATCGGCTGTGCCTGGGCATGCTACCGCAAACGAGTTTGCAGCTATTGACGTAACTACGTATGCGCCAGGAACCAATACGCCAGTAGATTGCAGCCAAACGATAGAGCCTATGCGTTTTTGATGTGCTGCTTCGGATACCGTGCAAAATTGACTGGTTACCGTGTATCCTAGTGATGCAGACGTTACGCCGTCAAATGTCGCCCAGGCTTTGCAGATATTCTTTGATATTGGTTCGTAAGAGCTATTAAACGTCTTTACTGATGTAATATTCTGAGGGATTGCAAGCGATACATAATCAGCCATATTAACCGGCTTTGGATTATGAATAATAAACCCATTAATCAATACGGAATACTCAACATCACCATACATATCGTTTGATATATCGCCAGTTGATAGCGTTGTATATAAGCCAAGCGCATTTAAATAGCGTATAGGCTTCGCTGGTAGTCCGTTAATACTGAGTGTTATTGTAGCGCCAGACGTACCGGCAAAGCGCACCCTAAAGCGTTGGCCATCGATATACGAGGTTATGGCCGGATTAGCCGTGGCAACAAATGCACCTACCGTTCCGGTTGCTGTAATGGCAGTAAATGCTTGATTTTGGATAGACGCTTTAAGAGCGCTGCTAATAAAATTCGGGTTGCTACTAGGATAAGCCGGGTTGGTAAAGCCGTAATAAACCGTTGATATGGAAAAATCCAGTACCAATGAGTCATTAACGATAACAATCGTGGTCTTATTTAGGACAGATGAATAGGTGCTAGTGGCTACCGTGCCGTAATTATTGCCGCCGATAACAGGAATTTTTACCCGGCGGTTGACATTAAACACAGCGGTTTGATCGCCAATAACAGAAAAGCTGGTGTCGCTGATATAGGTTGCATTGGCAGCAAATAATAACCACTCATCCGTAACCGGGTCTGGAACGTCATTAATACCGGATATGTCGTAAACAGGGGGGCGTACAACACTGTCGGAAGCATCTCTTAAAACGGCGGTATAGGTTAGGCCTTCTTCAAGCCATATAGGATAATATGGCTCGCCGCGCGTGTTTAAAATAACCGGGTTTGGCTGCAATGCTGAACCAAGCTGGTCAGCATAGGTTGGTTGTGGCGTGGTGGTTCGGTTTTGATACCAATAAACCTTGCCGCCTGATAATGGATTGCCGTTATTGTCTAACTGAGCGTCATTAAATAAAGGCGATAGAAAATAGGCCATGCTGTCGCCTCCCGGCGTGTTTTTTTTGGATTATAACACTATTCGTTGTTATTTAAAAGATATGTAGCTAAGTCAGAACTAAGCGCAGGTGTCATGCCTTTTATTTTTTCATTGTCAATTAACGCAGTCAGTGCTTTTAATGTTGTTGATGGCGACGCATCCTTATACTTTACCATTAACTTCTGATAAGGCTTTGATAGTAATAACGATCTAATTGGCGTTGATAGATAAGGCAGTGCAGCGGCAACCGGCCCTCCCGCAGTGCCAAGCCCTATTGATAATCCGGCCTGAACCTTGCTAACACCGGGTGTTCTAATATATTCCGCTTCTCGTACATAAGGCCGGAACGTGTTCGCCATATCGCCAATTAGCTTTAGGTTGCCGGTCATTTTATTTGGGTTCGCGTCATGCATTCGCCCAAGGATAGGTGCAGATACGTCTCCGGTCGATACGTTGGCAGCTTTTTCAACATCAAACGTTTTTGCTATTTCGCGACGTGCATTGTTTAGTGCATCCATTAATTCTGGATTTCCTAGCGATGATGCTCTTTGTGTTAAGCGAGCATCTAGCGCGTCGGCCTGTGCATCAAACTTATGCGCATTTGCCAAATCATCCGGCCTGCCTGATTTCTCTGCCGCTCTATGCCATCCTTGTGCATCAGCACGAGCGAGCTTTAATGCTTGTAGATCCTGATTGGCTGTCTGCATAGCGTTATTACCTAAACCAGTATAACCATTAGCTGTGCTAGGCATATTGGCTACGTTTTGATATGGCTTATAGTTTGTTTCTCTTGCTGCCTTAATTACGCTAGGCAATAATGGTTCATCCGCGCCAATCTCTGCACCAACCAAGGCATTAGTTATTGGCTGATTTTTTAGCGCGGTTGCTTGTGTCATGGCATCTTTACCAGCCGCGCCTTCTAAAATGTTTCCAACAAACGTGGGATTGACTGCGCTTTGCGGCAATACATAACCGGCCTCTTGCGCTTGTTCCAGTAAGGCTTTTTTTGGTGCAATTGCTTTATTAAAAGCGTCGGCTTTTGCTTGGCTATTGGCTAGCATGCCGGATAACTTGCCACCAACAGAATTAACAAGCTTTTGACCTGCTGCGCCAGCTACGCCACCGACCGCCGTATTTAATAGGCGCTCTTCACTAGATTCAGCCGGATTAATTAAGCCTTGCGCTGCTCCGATAACACCAGCGCCGGTTAATGTATTTGCGCCTGGAATAAGCGCGGTAGGCGCAGCCATGCCTATATTACTAACCAATGAGGCGATAGGCGCTTTTTGCGCTGCTTCTTTGTTCTGCGATAATACATTTTTTTCTATATCGTCAAGCCCTCCTGGCAACATTTGCTTAATCCCTAAATAGGCATTAATTGGCGCAGAGGCGATGCCGCCTTTTACTTCGTCAAGGTAGCTTGATTGCTCTTGTTGTTGCTCTGGCTCATTACCTTCTAGTTGCGCCAATAATTCAGGGTCTGTTACCTCAGTCAAATTAGGCTGAGTTATCACTTGTTGCGCATTATCCCCTTCAAGTTGTCGCAACAATTCCGGGTCAGTCACTTCGGTTAATTTTTGCTGTGGCATAATATCGTTCGCTTCATTCACTGATGCATTAGCTGAGCTTATCGGATTGATCGCATGTAATATCTTGTCAACATAATTACGCGTTTCTTTGAATGGTGGAATACCTTTGTATTTATCTACGTTTCCAGGACCAGCGTTATAAGCGGCAAGCGCAAGTTTTTCATCACCATTGTATTTTTTAAGCATTGCACCTAAGTAGTCATTGGCAAAACGTTTTTGTTCGGATGGGCTATTGTCTAATAATGGCTTTACGCCATAGCCTGGGTCGCGACCTGTTTGTGGCATAACCTGGGCTAAACCTCTAGCGCCTTTTGGTGAAACAGCATTGGGGTTGCCGCCGGACTCTTGCTGTATTAGTGCTGCTAATAATTCAGGACGCGGCTTCATTGGTTCACCTGATGCCATTTGCCATTTGTTTTTATAAATGTTATGCCATTTAAAACCTTTGTGGCCTCTGGAGCCGGGATATCTTGCGTACTTTGCTGGGCTGTTGGCATCTGCTCTGAACCGGCTGAACCTGTGTTAAGCAACAAGTCGCGTCTTTTCTGTAAAAGTGCCTTCCCTTTTGCTAGCATCTCCAGGTTAACCTCGCCATCAGAATCAAGCGTCTCTGCCGTATCTTTTACCCATTGCCCCTCGGCATTTGATAATTGACCAAACGACACGCCGATTGCTTTAAATGCAGCAATAGCTTTAACTGCTTCGGCGGCATAGCCTTTCTTTAACCTTGTCAAATCCTTGCCGCCCGTATAGTCATCAAGCCCAATATCTGACCCAGCACGGCGCAACATTGTTGACACGGCATTACTAGCCAATGGGCCGGTTTTAGTTCGCTTTTGTATTTTTGCCAATTCGTCTATGCCTGATACCGCCTCATCAATGCCCATCAACGCAGACTGTTTAACATTTTCTTTTTTTGCAATTTCTTCGTCCATTTTATATTGCTGAAATTCACTAATCGGTTTAGGAGTTTCTGCATCTATTTGTTTTTTAGACCGATAATCCGCTATTTCTTGAGCCGATTCACCAGCCTTCTTTGCTCCTGCTCTTGCTCCAACCGCTTCAGGGCTATATTGAGCACTACCTTGTACAGGTAGCCCTGTCGCCTCATCCGGCACAGGCCCGGCGAGGCCGGTTGCTTTATTAAATCGGCGCATGTTGCCTTGTGCGTCATATCCAAGAACAAAATTATCTTTGTTTCGGCTTTGCGATATTTGCGCCAATGTGCGCAAAGCTTGCTCATCTGCCGGATTAGTCAGCATTTCTGGTTTATTAAACAGCTTCGCTAATTGCGGACGTAATGGGGCAATGATTTGTTCAAGCGCTTGCTGCCTGCGCGGGTCGCCTTCCGGGATATTCATGCTATCCAATCTGGATATAGACGCGTCTGCCATTTTTTGAATAAGCGCATGTTTGCTATCCATTGCGCCTGTTTCTGCGTCATCAGCCCTGGCAGTTCTAAGCCTGTTGTCTAATTCCTGTTCTTGTGGCGCAGCGTCAATTTTTTGCTGATTTAATATTTGCTGTTGATTGCGGTTCGCCAGTTCAGAATATTGGTTAGCATATTCAACCATTGATATAGGCCTAACTTGATCGGTAGGGAATTGCATAATTAAACCTTCGCTTTAGGTAAGTCAGTTGGCCCGCCTGCTGCTGGCGTTGGGCCATTAATCCACCCGCCTATTTTACTCATCATGGCGGGGTTGCCTGCAACGGCGCCAGTGAAACTATTTATACCGTTACCAATGCCAGTGTACATATTGGCTTCGTTTTGACCTTGCGCTAATGCAAGTGTTGCTTGTTGGTCGCCAAGGTTTGTAGCGATTCCTGCTTTAGCGTTTGCACCTTGCATTTGATAGCCGCCTTGTGTACCGGCTGCGCTTTGACCATTATTAGCCATTGATTGCAAGCGAGAGAACTTGTTTGTTTTATTAGTGGTGTCTCGTGCAAAAGCATTTTGGTAGGATTGCTGTGCGCGTGTATAGGCGTTGTTATATTCGGTTGACGCAAACTCAGATCCATAGTTATTTAATGATTTTAGCTGTGCGCCCGATAATAAAGAACCTCGCGCAGATGCGCTATTATTCGCTGAGTCTAGCCCTTGTTTTAATCTAAACTGATAACCTGGTGTCGCTTGCAAATCTTCCAGCGTATTAACAAACGGCGTATAGCCTGGGTCGTTTTTGTAATCCTCCATGCCAAAATCTTTAGTAAGATTTCCAGCATTTTGGTTGGTTGACTCGCCAAGCTGGTTAACTTGGTTTTTCTGATTCAGGTATTCACGGCTAGCCGCTTGATACGCTTGGCGCATCTTATTATTAGCTGTCCAGCTTTTGCCCTTTGGATTATACTTAGCAAGGATTGCTTGCCAAGCCGGGTCATCTGTCTTAATACGCTTGTTTGCGGTCGGCACGTCGCCTTGTCCATAGCTGCCGCCAAGCCCCATTTGTTGTGATAGCTCATCAAGTGCAGACCGACCAACCTTGGAATAAGGCTGCATATAGCCTGTTGCCGTATTAACACCTGTATTAATGTCTTTTCTGGCTTGCGCTGCAGCCGCTGCCGCCGCGCGTCCTGCTTCGCTGTTTGCGTCCTCTTTTGCGCTAGCGCTAGCCATTGATGTCCCAATCTGAACGGCTGCGCTAACGCCTGCCACTGCTACACCTGCAAAACTCATATAATGCCTCCCGGCAATACTAATTGCTCTATCCATTCCAGATTGCTGGCATGGACTAATTCGTTTTCAAGCTCCGCCACCGTTTGTTTGTCACTTCGGTGGGTTGTTGTCCATATAGTATCTTCATGGACATAGATTAATCGTTTTGTACCGGCTTTTGATTGCCAGATACAAGGCGCTGCATGTTCTTGAATGCCGTCCATGGTCATCACAGTTACACGACCTTTTAATAGCGTGTTTACGTGGTCGTAGTTATGTACTTTTCCAGTTAACAACATGTCGGCGGGTAGCGCTATCTTGCGAACATACGTGCCGTTACATATAAAGTGTTCAAGAGGTGGACTTTGCGTTGTCGCACCTTCCATATGGTTCAGCATGTAATATTCTGCAATTTCTATCTTTTCACTATTTGAAAGATCTGCAAGGCTTTTGCCTATTTTGCTTTCAATTAGCTGAAAATTAAATAAATCGCTCATACAACACGCTGCTTGACAATTGACCCGGTTCGATAATAGCCATAAACCGGCAATCCTGCAAGC